ATTCGTTGCCTATCGATCCGGTGACGTCTGCCATTGTTTCTCAGTGGTTATCTGCGTAGATAAATATTGTATTCATTTAGCATCATTTATTTATCGGAGATACAAACCATGGTAGCCAACGTCCCACCAATGCAACAACCAAATCCATTAGCTTCGTTTATGAGGCAACCAAAGATCTATATTAGATTACCCAGCAACGGTGAGTATTGGCCAGCAGGCACTATTATTCCCACAGAAACTGGAGAATATCCAGTTTACTCTATGACTGCCAAAGATGAATTAATGCTTAAAGTTCCCGATGCTGTTATGAGTGGTCAAGCTATTGTTGATGTCATTCAACATTGTATTCCAAATATTAAAAATGCGTGGCACATGCCCAACATTGATTTAGATGTTGCCTTAATTGCTATCAGGCTTGCAACCTACGGTGAAAAGATGACAACTCCCATTACATTCGGTGATGACATTGAAATGGAATATACCGTTGACCTTAGAAATGTCATGGACGATTTACTCAATACTGTAAATTGGGATCCTGTTGTACAGATCAATGACGATCTAACTGTGTTTGTACGTCCAATGACCTATAAACAAATCAGCGAAAGTGCTCTAAAAACATTTGAGACTCAAAAGATTATACAAGTAGTTAACAACGATAAACTCGATGAAGAAGAAAAGTTAAAATTGTTTAAAGAAAGTTTCAGTAAGTTAACTGACATTACACTAGGTATGGTACAGTCAAGTATTATTAGAATTGATTCTAGCGAAGGCAGTACTGATAATCCAAAATTTATTGCTGAGTTTATCGAAAATGTTGATAAGAATATCTTTAATAAGATTCAGGAACACTTAGATCACCTAAGAGAAATTAATACTATCAAACCTGTTATTGTAAATGTTACAGACGAAATGCGTGAAAAAGGATTTACAGGTGACACTGTTGAAGTACCGATGGTATTTGATCCTGCAACTTTTTTCGTCTAAGGCTTTTGTATCTTGACAACGAAGGCATTGATCGCGTTGTTAAAGAATATGAAAAAGATACAAAAGCCTTAAGAGAGGAGCTTATTAAGATATGTTGGTATATGCGTGGGGGCATAACTATATCAGAAGCATTCATGTTGACCACAGATGATCGATTACTTGTTGGTCAATTAATTGAAGAGAATTTAAATATAACCAAAGATTCGGGCTTGCCGTTCTTTTAAATCTTCATTCCTAAAAAGTTGCTCTTAAATTCTGCAACTATTTTTTTCTTCTTAAGTTTCTTTTTCTTTTCTTCAGCTTCTCTAATGCCTTTATCTGCTGCTGCTTTGATAGCTAGCTTATCTGCGGCAGTTTGTTGAAATCCTGATTTAGCTTTTGCAGCATCAGCGGCTGCTTTAATGGCTGCGTCTTGCTGATTTTTTGCGGCATTGACTTGTTTTGTTTTTTCTATGTCAGCATTACGTTGGTCAGCATCTGCTTGATTCTTTGCTGCCTTATCGGCTGCGGCTTTTGCAGGATCAATTTCTACTCCTTGCGTTGCAGGGTCAGTGGTCGCTGGTGTTGTCTCAGGTGCCGGAGGCGGCGTACCAGCTGCTGGCGGCGTTGCTACGGGTGCAGGGGGAGTTTCAGCAGCGGGCGGAGGAGCAGCCATATTCTTTTCTAATTCGCTTGCTAATTGTTTTTTACTTGCAGGGTCTAACTTGTCAACTGCTTGCATAATACTACCAATTGCTCCTGGATCAGCAGCAGGTGCAGCCGCAGGGGGTGCTACGTATGGTCGGCCAGTATCACCACTAACCGCAGGAGCAGGAGCTTGTTGTGGAGCAGGGGTACCGCTTGCGGCTGGAGCAGTACCAGGTGCTGGTTGTGCGGCTGGCGCGGCAGCTGGATCGTTGTTATATGTGCCAGCAGGATCTTTTGGATCCCAAACTGCTTTAGCGTCTTTGTATCCTTGTTTAGCATCTCTCCAAGCGGCACCAACACCGCCAGCAACATGGCCAGCGGCTTTACCAAGGAATGATCCAAGACCTTCATCTATGTCAGTTTGTTCGCTAATTAGTTCATTGATCTTCATGTAGGTAATTCCTGTTATCTTTTTAAGTATGCCAGCACTTGCTTTTGTTCTTCAGGACTGAGTGCTTTAATTTTGTCCATTAAGTCTTTGGTATTTATTGGAGCGTCTGCGGGTTTATCTAGCGTAGGTTCAACTTTTCCTGCAGGTTCTGGTATTGACATATCGGTATAGGTTTTAGAAATTACAGCAGGATCTACACCTGCACTTTGTAATATCTTAGCAACTTCTTCGCTGTCCGTTGGACTGCCTGCTTTCTTCCAGGCCTTTTCTAGCTTGCTAGCATCTACTTTGTTGCCTGTGATGCCAAATAATTCGTTGAGTTGTGTTCTATTTAAAGATTCTTTTACTGGGGCAGTCGCAGTTGGTTTTTCTTTTGCACCGGCTACTGCTTGTCCGGTTATGGCAGATAAAACCGGACTTAACACTGATAATGCAGATGATACAGCGTTTGCGGCTGCGCCTATTGCTCCTGGTTTGATTACTTGATTGGCTGCGGCAGCCACTGCTTTTTGGTATTCTGGATCAGATGCTCGTGATAGAATGTCAGCAAGTACACCCGCCTGTCTAGCAGAGTTAGCATCCATAGTTGCACCTAGATTACGCATAGCGTCTGCACCGCCACTCAGTAAATTACTAGTTGCTTTCATTGAGGCTTGTACAGATGCGCTGTATTTGGCAGCATCTTCTGGGTTCAACATCACTGTTGTGCCATTGATTTCAAGAGATGCAACTCGTTTAATTGTCTTAACAGCCCCTAAAGTATCAAGCATGTCTTTAGCTTTTGAAATACCTGCCGCTGTTAATCCAGCAACTGCTCCTGCGGTTGCTCCACGTCCAATAGCAGTACTTGCTTTCTGACCTTGTAGCAAACGGTCAGCAATGTTGACAATACCTACTGCAATACCAGTTCCTGTGCCTACTGCTAGTGCCCCTGCACCAACTCCACCTGCCACTGCAACACCTAAGGCTGCGGCTGCAGAACCTGCAATGGCTAACAAGAATTTATGTAAGTTAGGATTGTTCTTTGCAAACTCTCCGTATTTGGCCAATTGAGCAGCTAGTTTAGGATTTTTTGCTGCAATACTAGATTTAATCTCTTCAAACTTTTGATCAAATGCCTGTACTGGCCCACTACTTTGTAGCATACCGCCAAACTTGTTAAACCATACATCACTGACTTTGTTTGCGGCACCCTTAACCATGTCACCTGCTTTACCAAGAGCACTACGGCCAGCACCTGTTTCTATGCTTTTAAAGAGTTGTTGAATTTGATCGGGTTGTAATGCAACTTCACAGAGTACAGGGTGGATATCCCTTTCCCAGGTACGGAAGTATTGATCTCCTTGACCTATGCTTTCAAATATAGATTGTTTAGGAGAATTTTCAATTCTATCTAAGGTACTAAGAAGTGTTGATAATTGCATTATTATTCCGGAATATGATTTGTTATTTATAATGAGCTGACGCTCATTTGCTCTTTCGTTGACACTCAGAGCACATACTTCGTCGAAGACGAAATAATATTATTCAGATTGTTCAGTCACACTTTGCCCTGACCGGGCAAAGAAAACATTATTCGAGTTGAACATATGTCACTTAGTGTTACTGCATTACAGTGGCGGTTGGCCTGTACCACGAGCAGTGTCTTATTCCAGCGGCGGTAAACAAATATACACTAACATACTTGCTTACGTAGGGCGTCTCTAGCCCTTCATTTTGCCTAAATTCTTGTTTCAAATAACCAAACCGCGGCGAATTTGCGATCCTCGTCCTGTAAAGGATAGTGGTTAAGTGCTTGCTTCAGCGGCAAGACTGCGGATTCCTGCGACCCTAAGTCCAGGTTTCTTCTGTTCGGCACACGATATTAGCCTGTGCGAGCTTAAACTGAATTAAATTTTGGATTTAATGTGAGAGCCATGGACACGGACAGAAATTTGTCCGTTATAGTATTCATCGGATTCTAATACTTTGCGGTCGAATTGTTCGCGGGCCTCAATGTAAGATGTTTCTGCTTTGCTTTTACAGTAGTGCAATATTTCTCTTGTGAAATTTTCTTTGCCAAATAACTCAACGTCTTTGTTAAGTTCTATATTTGAGCCATAATATTCTTGCCAGTCGCTGTTTATTTTGCTTCTGATCTTCTTTTTCTTCTTTGTGCCGTTCTTTAACTTTACAGTTTTGTAGGTCGTTTTACTAAATTTTGCTAACTTTTTGCCTATGTAGAGTCTGCCAGAAGTATTGCATGAGATAAGATAAACAAATCCCACACAATCTTCAGGCAGTTCTGTAACTATAGAACCTTTATGGTACCAAGTCATTGATTATTTTGCTGCCTTGGCTTCCTTGCGGGCATTCTTTTCTTCTGTGATTTCATTGCGTCTTGCTTTTACTAGCTTACTTAACTCTGCTAGAGCTTTGCGACTGCGAGTTCCGGCTGCGCTATTACCACCTGTGAATTTTGAATCTTCTGCTAAGAATGCTTCAAATTGACTTTTTAATTGTTCTACTGTGTTTGACATTTTTCTTTTCCTCTTTTTTAAGTTTTCGTTCTAGCTTTATGTTTGCTAAATTTTCTTTACATACTAATTGACTTTGTTTTTTTAATTGCTTGGCCAGCAATTCAACGTCTCGAAGATGTTTCCTACATATATACCCGGGAGTCCTGCCCGTAGTCCTTACAAAAATCAAATTTTGATTATGTAACTCTGCAAAGGCACTGACTAACTGTGAATATAAATCCTTATACTTGTTTATCTCTTCATTCAACATAGTCTACATCGTTTGAGTAGCTGGTAAAACCGTTCTCTTTAATAACTCGGAGTACGTTGTTTACCCGGCCTACAAGTTCATCTTTGTGCGATATTAAGTATATATTCTTATTGCGCTCCCTGGCCATCTTTTTCAGGACAGCTAGGGCACTTTCTACCCCGGCAGCATCCATTCCAGCATCTACAAGCTCATCAATAAACAATAAATTAATACTTTGATATAATCCTTCCCATACATCACGGAAGGCAAAGCTCATACTTAAGATCAATCTGTTGCGTTCTCCGCGTGATAAGTTATCAAAATCGAGATCTTGTCCTAGTTGAGTAATCTCAACTGTAAGATCATTTTGGAAAACTACTCTATGCGGAAGTCCTAGCTTGTCGATATAGTAGCTCAGTCGCTTGTTTAAATAACTCAAGTTTTGATCAATAATCTTTTTACGAATAAACGAATCTTTGTTAGTTAGCAACTTGTGTAAAAACTCTTGATGATCTTTTAACTTGGTCAATGTATTAACTGCTTCCCAGTTAATTTCTTGAATAGCAGTATTGTTTAATTCTTCAATCTGTTCTTCGTAAGGATTTTGCTCATCAATTTTAGCAGTTAGGCTCTTTTCTAAACCATCTAAATTGTTTTTATGACCTAATGCTTCTGCTTCTGTGTCATAGAACGTTTGCGGCTTGTGAGGTAAATCACCAATAGCGCCAACTTCTTCTACAATTTTACTAAGACTATTACTAACTTTTTCAAAGTACTCAGCTGATTCTAACAAATGCTTGTTAGCAGTAGCAGACATTTCTTCGTGTTTATGGTCGTGTAGCTCTTGTTCGCAGGCATGACACTTTTTATCAGCTAGACTTTCAAGGTCTTTGCTGTATTTCTTAACAGTCTTTTCAGCTTGACCCAGAGCTGACTCTAAAGTAGCTTTTTGTTTGTTAAGATTTTTAATTTTAAGATCGTTCTCAGCCCAAGTCTTTACTTGTAAATGCGCCGCAAGCTCGGCCTCAATGTCAACATTCTCAAGTCGCATCATAGCACGACCTAAGTTTTCGATATCTGTTTCTTTCTTATTTGCCCAAGCTGAACTTTTAATTTTTAAACTATCAATACTTTTCTGTACATTACCGTTGGCAGTCTTGATTGCTTCAATCCTAACAGTTTCAATTTGAATAGAATCTTTGCTTTCTTTAATTAAAGATTTTAACGCTTCTGCTTTTTCACTTAATAGTGTAATACCCAACAGTTGTTCGATAACTTCACGCTGTTCTGCTGCCTTCATAGATAGGAACGGTTCTGTATAAGTGTTAAGAGCTACTAAATGCTTGAACATTGTATGAGTCATCTCTAACATCTGTTCAATGGCTTTTTGCGTTTCACGGCTATCGCCCTGAGCTTCGTCTTCTTTTTCTTCTGCTTTTAATTCTTGATCATTGACATACAATTTAAGAATATTAGGTTTGCGGCCTCGCTCGATGCGATAATTAACGCCGTTCTTCTCAAACTCAACAGTGACCAACATAGCTTTGCCGTTGGTTTTATTGATTAGATTCTCTTTTTTGATGTTAGTTAGAGCCTGTCCGTACAATGCATAGCTCAATGCATTGATCATAGTAGTCTTACCTGTGCCGTTGCGCGACCCTGTATCATCCCCACCTAGGTCTAGGTTAGATCCTAGTACCAATGTAAGGTGCTCTTTGTCAAAGTCTACAGCTTGAGTTTGATTTCCTACTGAAAGAAAATTCTTTACGGTGATATTACGTATTTTAAAGCTCATAGATTATTATAAATGTCTAGTAAAATCTTTTTATCAAACTGTTCAGATTCGATATTAATTAATTGTTCGGACACAATCTGATCAACGCTTTCAAACTGTTGATCTGGATTGTCATCAATTGTGCCATCTAAGTTAGTTTTATCTTGTATAAGACTAATTTCTCGAATGTCATACTCGTTGGTAAATGTTTCTTTAATGAAGTTTGCTTCTTCATAGCTGATATCAATGTCGAGATTAACTTTAAAGTGCATCTTAGACTTCATGATTTCATCTTTGCGATCTAACAAGTCGCTGAGTTTGATGATTCTGAATTTAGGACAGTTGTCCCAGTTGCGATATTCTGGTACCCCACCCCATTCTAAGATCATCATACCGCGTTCGTCATCCCAGTTATCTGCAAAGTTATGTGGAAACGCATTACCTATGTAATGCACATTGCCTTTGCTTTGTCGTTTATGGAAGTGACCGCTGAATACATGCTCTGGTTTGCCAAAGTCTTCTGCTCTAAGCTCACCGTGGTCGGGCATCTGTACCATGGCGTTCATATAGAACAATGGTAGTTCAAAGTGACCAAATACATATTTGCTGGTCAGCTGTTTCATAGCCTTCCACTCATCACCAACTAACCACGGTACAAGGGTGACTTCGCCTAGAGTGGTGACAGAGTCTACAACAGTCACACCTGGAATATGGCGTCCGAACGCACTACTATGGATGTCTCGCTTGTCCTTGTAGAACAAATCGTGGTTACCTGGAAACCAGTAGAACTGCTCAAAAGCAGCACCTAGCTTTTCTAAACATCGTAAACTGGTATCTAACGTAATTAAGTTAAGACTGTTACGGTTATGACTCCAGTCTCCGAGAAAGATTGCTGTTTCACAACCTTCTTTCTGAGCTTCTGCAATAAACCAGTCTACAAATTCTTCGCAGTCTTTAAGGTGTGTTCCTGAATTTGACTTCAGTCCAAAGTGTATGTCTGTAAAACACGCTACCTTTTTAAATAAGGGCATTAATAATTCTCCTAGCTACGAGTTTAACAGACGTTTTGGAAAAAGTCAAGTTTCTGTTTCTTCGTTTTCTTCAACAAAATCGCCATCTTCACTCTTAGGCATACGGAAGTTTTTATATAACTCGGCTTGACGAGCAGTTTCTTCTGCGTATTCTTGTTGGTTCTGTCTTGTAAGACTTGGAGTTAATCCGTGTGATTCTAACATGTCGTCACGGATGTTTTGATTTTTCTTTTCAATATTCAGCACTCGAGTAAAGCTGTTAGTCACTGCGGCTGTGTAATACGCAAATGGATTTTCTGATTTACTTTCATCAAACTGTAGACCAATTTGACTTAATTGTAGAATAGCCTGCCCTCGCATTTCTTCAACATAGGTATAGCCACGCCAGTTGCTACGCTGTGCATAGCGTTCGGATAATTTAATATACATCTTGCCTAAGTTTTCAGTGATGCGTCCGTGATCTTTGCTAAACTTACCACTATCTAATGGACCTTTCCAGTGCGACTTTCCAACACAGATTAATTCATCTTGATCATTGAACTTCCAATGTTGATATGGAGGAAAGTTTACTTTCTCATGAGCGTCTGCGGTTGTTTTGGTTGTCTTCTTACGACCCGGCGCCAGTGGAATATGATCAAATGTCATGATTCTAAATACAACATCTGTTTTGGCAATAGTTTTGTAGTCAGCTGTACATTCAATTAGTTTAACTTTCTTGTCACCTGTGGCCCTAGCAGCCGCAAATTTAGCTAAACCTAATCTTTTGGCCTTGGCACGTTTAGCATCTGCAACGGTTCTAATATTAATTTTATCCAAATTAGTTAGAATTATGTCATGTTGCATAAACTCGGGCTGTTCATAACTTGAGAATGAACTCTTGCTACGATGAATTTCTGCTAATAAATCTCTGTTGTTTAGGTATTTTACTTTTCTTCCTGTGGGAATTAAACTTACGGTCATTGTTATTATTATCCTTGTAAGACATTATAGCATTGTAGAAATGGTAATGTCAACCATTATAAGAGCGTTTTATTTATTGGTTAAATACACTATACGAGGAATTATAGAATGCCTATTGAATACAATGAAGTTGAAAATGATACATCTGGAAATTTTGGAACAATTCGTTCCCCACTATCGGCCACAGCACCATTAGGAGAAAGGATAGTTCCGGGCGTTTCAGAAGGTGCAGAACTAAAAATGCCCGAACCTGCCCAAGTAACTTTTCAAGATATTAATGGCAACTTATCAAAAGATGACATACGAGTTAGAATATTAGTTCCTCCAAAATATATTACTGAATTCCTTGAAGGCCCAAATGGTGAGATTGCTAACAATGGCGGAATATTATTTCCTTATACACCTAGCATTAGTTATGAAGCCAAAGCTGAATATCAAGAAGCAAAACCTCTACATTCAAACTTCTCTATTAACTTTTATCAAAGAAGTAGCATAGGTAATATTTCAATTAGTGGAAAATTTTCCGTAGAAAATACTGACGATGCTGTAATATACCTATCAACTATGCATCTTTTAAAATCTTTAACAAGGATGCGATTTGGATTAGACTCAGATGCCGGAGCACCACCACCAGTTTGTAGATTATATGCCAACGGTGATGCAATGTTGCATAACGTTCCTGTAGCAATTACAAGTTATAGAATAGAATTGCCCGACACTGTGGATTATTTTACAATATTTAAGGATCCAAGATTTGGAACCACCGCAGTTCCTGTAGTATCTACTATTGCAATCTCATGTATACCGATGTACAGTAGAAATGAAATGCAGAAATTCTCTGTTGCTGCCTACAACGATGGATCACTTAGAAGACAAGGATACATTTAATGACTACCTACACTAAAACAAGTCCTTATTATAATACATCGATGGTTAATAACTATCTTGATGTTATTAATTTTAGAGACATACCCAAAGAAAGAGATGATATCCTTTTTGAATTAACCGCCACCTACGAACATCGTCCTGATTTGTTGGCCTATGACTTGTACAAAGATCAAAGTCTATGGTGGGTATTTGCCGTTAGAAATAGATCAGTTATCAAAGATCCGGTGTTTGATATGGTAGCTGGCGTTAAAATTTATTTGCCCAAAGCATCTACCTTAAAAGGAGTTTTAGGTTAATATGAATGAAAGGCAAATGGATAAAATAACTCGAGAAAAATATCCTTTTAATGATGCAGCCAAGGCAGATCGAGACCTTACAAAAAGACTAGTAGCCCAGTCGCCTGAAGCTAACATTCTAAATTCTTATAGATCTGTTACATATAATTTTACACTTGCAGGATTAAAAAAGGACTACCTAAAAGATCCTAAAAAATATAGAGAAAGTGAATTAGATCTAGTTATTTTAAAATCAGGCGGTAAAGGTACCTCTATAATATCAGGTGCAGGCCCGTCTGAACAAGATGTACGATTATCTCAACGAAATGATGATGCTGATCCTCGAGACCGTAGAGTACAAAGTGCTGCTCAAACCAATGTTGACGTATCTAATAATAACACCAGCATGATTCAAGGATTTAATAATCGAAGTCCTGGTCGATTTGATATGTTTATTGAGAACGTAGAAATTGATACCTTAATGGCATTTACTGAAGGTAGTGGATCAACCTTGCCCACGCAGATTAAATTTGAAGTTATAGAACCATATAGTGTTAATGGATTTATTGAAGCCATGCACGTTGCGGCTATTGCGGCAGGGTATCCGTCTTACCTACAGGCTAGTTTTGTTCTAAAGTTGGAATTTTGGGGTTATCCCGACAAAGGGAATTTTTCTGAACCAGAAAAAATTCCCAAATCTGAAAGATTCTTTCCGTTAGGTCTTACAGGTATAGATGTTGACATTACAGAACGAGGTACACGTTATAAATGTACAGCAGTACCTTTTAACGAGCGTGCGTTTGGTGAACCTAACGTTATTAAGAAACCTATACAAATGTCGGGCGAATCTGTTGCTCAGATACTCGGCGACCTAATTAAAAATATTAATGAACAGGTTTCAAAGTCTGACAAGGATGGAAAATCAGAATCACTAGGCAACAAACACGACACCTATAGTATTAAATTTCCTAGTTGGTCAGACACTGATGGATGGACTGGTACTACTAATGAAATTGCTACTTCAAAGTTGTCTGAAATTTTAAAAGATAATGCTCTTTACAAAATGGTTGACCCTGCTACTGCTAACAAGCCCGATGCATATAAAAAACAAGGATCTAGTCAACCTACCCCTGCTCAACAATCTAAGGAACCAGAAGCAATTAAGTACACGCCGGGCAAGACAGTAGTACAATTTGCTGAGAATATGAATGTTCACGAGGCAATAAGCTCAGTAATACGTGACAGTGAATATACTAGAAATATTTTAAAAGACGTAAAGAAGAGTATTGATCAATTTGGAATGATTAACTATTTCATGGTTAAAGTTGAATTAACAAATTTAAATGTTATAAATGAAACAACTAAAAAACCATTTCAAAATTTTGAATATGTAATAACACCCTATAAGGTCCACTATACACGAATTCCTACTTATGGCCAAGAACAAATTGATGATAGAAATTTAAAATCATTGAGTCTCCGCCAATACAATTATATCTA